GCAAAAGAGAAATAATAGAAGCACGAGCAGTTTACTATAAAATATTAAAACAAATAGATAAAAAGAAATCATTAAAATCTATTGGTGCTTCAGTAGGAAAAGACCACGCAACAGTATTACATTCATTAAAGAACTATGATATGTTTGAACAATTTAATCCAACACTAAAAATATTTAGAAAAGAAATATTACAAAGATTAAATTATAAACCAATAGAGTACTTTGGTAATATATCTAATGAACAAGAAATAGAAAGATTAAATGTTTATATATTTAATATGGAACAAGAAATAGAAAGTTTAAAAGAAACAATTACTAAACTTGAAAAACCAAGAAACAATTACAACATAGTAAACAACATACAACAATTACTAATAGAAACAGAAGGTACAGAACAATGGCAAATAATTATAGAAAGATTACAAGCATTATATAAAATGAATAAAAACATTAAACTTTAATAATATGAGAATAGAAACAAACTACACAGACAGATTTAGTTTAGGAATTGTAATTGGTAAAAATGAAATATCAATAGCATTAGTATTAATAATAATAGATATAAAGTTATGGCAGATATAGCAAAATGTAGTGACGCACTATGCCCATCAAAAAAATACTGTTACAGGTTTACAGCACCAGCATCAGAATATTGGCAATCTTATGGAATGTTTAATAGGGAAGGTGATGCTGATAATTGTGAAATGTTTTACCCTAATGGTAAATGTAGATATTGTCATTTAGAAAATGGTAATCACAAAATGAGTTGTGCAATAATGAAAATACAAGTGTACCTATGAAATATATATTGATATTATTAGCTTATGAATTTATAAGGCCAAAAGTAATTTGGTTATGGTATTACTTAATTAAAAAAGCAACAGAATGACACCAAAAGAAAGAGCAAACATACTTTACAATAAGTATAGCAAAGAATATAATAGATTTGTTGTATCAGGATATATTAAACAGGGTTATGATGAATGGAAAGAAATAGCTATTGAATTAGGAAAGTTATATAAACAATAAACAAAAACTATTATTTTTAAATTGAATAAACAAATTATATCAAGATGAATAACAATAACTATGGTGGCAAAAGAGATGGTGCTGGTAGACCATCAAAAGCAGAAGAAATAAAACTAATTGAAAGATTAAAACCATTAGAAGAAAAAGCATTTAAAGCATTAGAAGCTGGATTAGATGCTGGTGATTTTAAATTCACACAATTATTTTATAATTACTACGCTGGTAAACCACGAGAAACAAAAGATATAACTGTAAGTAATGAACAACCTATATTTAACATTGATTTAGATGAAGTTTAAGACACTATCTTATGGAGTTTATACTTACTACTGCAATTAGAAAGTTATTACGTTTAAAGCAACGTATTAAAGTTATTAGAGGTGGAACATCAGCTGGTAAAACATTTGGTATTCTACCTTTATTAATTGATAAAGCAATTAAAGAACCTAATTTAGAAATAAGTGTAGTATCTGAAAGCATACCACATTTGCGTAGAGGTGCATTAAAAGACTTCTTAAAGATTATAATGGCACTTGGTAGATATAACGATGCACAGTTTAATAAGTCTACTTTAAAATATACATTTACAAACGGAAGTTACATAGAGTTTTTTAGTGTAGACCAGCCAGATAAATTAAGGGGAGCAAGAAGAAATATATTATATGTTAATGAGTGCAACAATATAGACTTTGAAAGTTACTATCAATTAGCAATTAGAACATCAGGTGATATATGGTTGGATTACAACCCTACTTCAGCATTTTGGGTAGACAAAGAAATACTAACACAAAACGATATTGATTTTATTACACTTACTTATTTAGACAATGAAGCATTATCTGATACAATAGTGCAAGAAATAGAAGCAGCAAAAGTAAAAGCATTAACATCTACATATTGGGCTAATTGGTGGCAAGTTTATGGATTAGGTCAAACAGGTTCTTTAGAAGGTGTATGCATAACTGATTGGCAAGAAATAGATTTACCAAGTGATGCAAGAATACTATGTTATGGAATGGACTTTGGTTATTCAAATGACCCGACAAGTTTAGTTACAATGTATAAATATAATGATGCTTATATATTTGATGAAGTAATTTATAAAAAAGGATTATTAAATAGTGAAATATCAAATCTATTAAAAGCAAATAATGTAAACAATTTTGTTTACGCTGATAGTGCTGAACCAAAATCAATAGCTGAATTAAATAGTTATGGTCACAATGTGTTACCAGTATCAAAAGGAAAAGATAGTATCTTATTTGGTCTTAATTTAATTAATCAGAATAAAGTTTATGTTACATCAAGAAGCAAGAACTTAATTAACGAATTACGTAACTACATTTGGCAAACTGATAAGACAGGAATAAAAATGAATAGACCTATTGATGCATACAATCACGCAATAGATGCTATGCGTTATGCTATGACAAGTCAATTAGAAAACCCACATAAAGGAAACTATTTTATTTACTAATGAGTTACGGACAAATAATAGCAGCTATTCAATGTTACATTCATCACGTTAAGGGTGTTGAAGTACAAATTAACTTACCAAGAAATGTAGGTGAAATAAAAAAGATGCAACAAATGTATAATGTAGCAAGTGCTTACCTTTCATAGTAAGATAACTATTAAAATCAACGTTTATCTTTACACAAAAAGTAATGAAAGAAGAAGAAGATATATTTGAAAATATGGAGTTTGAAGCAGCAGATACAAGATATGAAATTATATCTATGTGCAATAGTGCTTTAAATGCAGTTGAAGGATATGATACGTATATGATTGATGAAAAAGATACGTATAAAATAAAAGAAATAAAAAGAAAGTGTTTAGCTTTAATTGATTTGCATATTGGAATGATATATGATGAAAACTTTGAAAGTTAAAGAAATGTTAAAATGTATTTTATTTAAAACAATATAGTTATATTTGTATCAAATAATAAACAAATGAAAACATATATGACAAAGTATTTAATAACTTATTGGACACAAAGAAATGATGAAAGCACAGATATAGAATTAGAAGTTTACGCTTATAATGAAATAGATGCTATGAAGAAATTTCACGATATGAATATAGTTTATAGAAAAATAGAAAGTATAGAAGAATTGGTTTAAATTTTGATTAATAATGGTTGAATTAAGACTTACAGAAATGTAGGTCTTTTTTTTGTTTAATACAATTTAGACTTTATTTTATTTTTAAATAAAAAACAATATCAGATAATGAAGTTACAAATTACAATACCAACAAGTTTAGAAGAAATAACATTAGAAAAATATCAAAAGTTTTTATCTATTGCAAAAGATAATCCTGATAGTGATTTCCTTCAACATAAAATGGTAGAGATATTTTGTGGTATAGATTTAAAGAATGCTGCTAAAATAAGTTACAAAGATGTAAATGAAATAACAACTAATTTATCAAATCTATTCAATCAAAAATATGAATTGAAAAGAACATTTAAATTAGGCAATACAGAGTTTGGTTTTATAACTAACCTTGATGAAATAACATTAGGTGAATATACTGATTTAGATAAATACATAAGTGATTGGGATATGATGCATAATGCGATGGCAGTATTATACAGACCAATTACAAAGAAGTTAAAAGATAAATATCAAATAGAAGAATACAACGGAAGTTATACATATTGTGATTCTATGAAATATGCACCAGTTGATGTTGTATTAGGTGCTGTTATTTTTTTTTACAATTTAGGCAACGAATTGTTGAAGTCTACGATACACTATTTGGAGAACAACAAGGAATTTCAGAATATAGTAAACAATCACAATTTGGAAGTAAATGGGGTTGGTATTCATCATTCTATGCTCTTGCTCAAGGAGATGTTAGAAGATTTGAAGATGTTTCCAGACTTCGATTATCAGTTGCATTAACACTTTTAACATTTGAGAAAGAAAAGAACCAAATAGAAACAGAATTAATAAGAAGTAAATAATGAAAGGATTTTATCAAGTAACAACAGCAATTAAAGACCAACTATATAAAGATATATTTGTTAATACAGTTTCTTCTGGTGATATATTTGAAATTGATTTAAACAAGCAAACTATATTTCCTTTGTCACATATTATTGTAAACAATGCAACGTATAATGGCAACACTTGGTTGTTTAATATATCAGTTCTATGTATGGATGTTGTAGACTTTAGTAAGACTGAACAAACAGACCAGTTTTTAACAAATGATAATGAACAAGATGTTTTGCATACTCAACTGATGGTTATTAATAGACTGTTAGAAGTATTAAGAAGGGGAAGTTTATTTGATGATTTATATCAGTTACAAGGTACACCTAATTGTGAACCATTTGTAGATAGGTTTGAAAATAAGATAGCTGGATGGACTGTTACATTTGATGTTATGGTTGCTAATGAAATGACAAGTTGCGAAAATGAATGCTAATAATTTAACATCTACAAAAGAAGTTTTAGAAGCATATAAAAAATATGTTATTCAACAAGCAAGAAGTAACCTTTCTAAAGGCAATAAGAACGTTTCTAAACAACTTTATAATCAAATCAAAGGTGAAATACTATTTGAAAATAATTATTTCTTATTAGGGTTTAGTATGCCTGATTATGGCTTTTATCAAGATGAAGGTGTTAAAGGTGCAGACCCAAGTCAAGTATCAAAGAATGCAAAAGTAAAAGGGCAACAAGCACCGAATAGTAGATTTAAATTTAAAAGAAGAATACCATCAGCACCATTTGAACAATGGGCAAAGTTTAGAAACATAAGATTTAGAGACGCAAAAGGAAAGTTTAAAAAAGGTAATTATAAATCAATAGGTTATATTATAGCAAAGAATGTATGGGCAAGAGGAATAAAACCAAGTTTATTTTTTACTAAACCATTTGAAGCTGGATATAAAAAATACATAGATACAGATTTAATAAAAGCATTTGGTGACGATATAGAAACATTAATAGATTACACAATAACAAATAAATAAAATGAAAGTAATATTTGTAAGAAGTCCATACTTTATAGAAGTAGATGAAGCAAGTCAGCTTGAAAGCAAGATTGAATTATTTATATGGCAAAAAGGTGAAACCGAACCAGCAACAGCTACATATACTTTAAGCAAAAAAGCAGCATCAGCAACACAAACTAAAAACATTTACAATATATCAAACTATGTAAAAGAGTTTATTAATATAATTAATCCATATCTTAATTCAACAACACCATCAGAAAATACAGATGATTGGTGTTATGTTAAAATTAAACGATATAAGGCGACAACTATTGGAAGTTATACTTTATTAGATACAACAACTTATGTTGCTTTAAATGGCTATACAAATTATTTAGATGGTTACAATAATTTAAGTGAAAGTGACGATTTAATTTTAACATCATTACAGGAAAATAAAAAATATAAATATAATTCTGAAAGTTTACCTTATATTAATTTATTAATTGGTATAAGTTCAAATCATTATCAATATAGAATTTCAACATTAGATGGTACATTAGTTACATTAGGAGAACTTATGGATAACCCAACCGAAGAATACTTAATAAATATACCTTTTACAAATCCATATATTGGAATAATTAAAGATGGAAATATATTTGAAATATTAAAAAATGATAATGTAATATTTAGCACAAAATTTATTATAGAATGCGAAAGTAAATATGAGCCATTACTATGTTCATATATTAATAGATTTGGTGGTTGGGATTTTATTACATTCTTTAAAGCAAGAACAGAACAATGGGAAGTTAAAAATAAAGAATATCAATTATTACCAAATGATGTAGACTATAATTCATTTAGAGGTGAAACTAAAATGTTTAACTATGAAGCAAAACAATCTATTAAAATAAATACAGGTTGGGTTGAAGAAAGTTATAATGAACTGATAAAAGATTTAATGACTTCAGAAACTATTTTGTTAGATGATAAACCAGTTAAATTAAAAACAATGACAACTGATTTAAAGACTTCTTTGCAAGATAAAATGATTAATTACCAAATAGATTTTGAATACAATTATAATCAAATTAATAATGTAATATAATGGAGTTATATATTCAGAAAACAAAAATATTTGATAGTGGTACAAATCAATCTACTGTAAATAATTATATTACTGATGCTAGTAAAAGTTGGGCAACAAATGAATATAAAGATTATTATGTTTTTATTTTATCTGGTACTGGTTCTGGTTTAATTGCTAAAATCACATCAAACAATGCTACAACTTTAAATTTCGCTGCATTAACAATTTCTTTAGATACAACTTCATTTTATCAGATAGTTGATTTTCCTTATGAAAGAGTTGAAATGTTCCAAGATGAGAAAGTTTCAGTTACTTCTACAATACAAAACTATTCAGATATTGGTAAACTATTTACGGACTATTCACAATCATTTACGATACCAGCATCACCACATAATAACGCTATATTTTCACATTGGTATGATAATGCAGTTGATAATGGTTATGATGCAAGAATAAGATACAATGCTTATATAGAAATAGAAACAATACCATTTAGAGAAGGTAATGTACAATTAGAAAAAGCAAATAAAAAGAATGGTTATATAGAAAGTTATACACTTACATTTTATGGCAACCTTACACAATTAAAAGATAAATTTGGTGAAGATAAATTAAATGGTTTAGATTTTAGTTCTTTAAATCATAATTTAACTTCTACTGAAGTATTTAATAGAGTTAGTACTGATACTTATGAATTATGTTATCCTTTAATTGGTAACAATAGAAGATTTGAGTATTTAACAACAACAAATTCAGATGTAACAACAAATACTGGTGCTATTGAATGGGATGATTTATTTCCAGCAGTTCGTATAACAACTATATTAGATTTTATAGAAGCTAAATATGGAATAACATTTACTGGTAATTTTTTAAACTACGGACAATTTAATAGATTGTATATGTATTTAAAGAATATGGAATTACCAAGAGCATATAATAATGGGATAAAATTTGATAGTTTTCAAGTAACTGGTACTGGTGGTTTTTCTGAATATAATCAAACAACAAATATATTAACTTCTAACTGGACAAATGGCTGGTTAAATAATGGTTTTAATAGAAGATTAATAATGTATTTTAGGGTTATACCAAATACTGGTTTCAATTTAATTAATTATAAAGTAACAGTTTATAGAGATGGTATTATTTATAAAGAATTTCCCGATTTAATTGGGGATAGTGGAGCATTATATTTTTATAATGAAACAAGAAATGATGACCCTAATGACCATCAATACTATGTAATAATTTCATCACAGGGTGATTTTGATTTTAAAGGGATATTAAATTATTTTAGAGATGGAAACTCAGGTAATGTAGAAAATTTTGCTTATAATTATGGAACTGGAACAACTGGACAAATAATTACATCAACACAAAACATTAACGCTTATGTGCCAGATATAAAAGTTTCAGATTTCTTTATGGGATTAGTTAAAATGTTTAATTTAATTATTACACCAATAAATGAAACTACATTTAATTTAGAGCCATTAGAATTATATTATCAAGCTGGACAAATAAAAGATTTAACACCATACATTTATGCTAATGAATTAGATATTGAAAAGCCAAAATTATTTAAGTCAATAGAATTTACTTATGAAAAATCAGAAAATGTATTAAACAATGCATTTAGAGGTTTGTTCAATAGAGAATATGGTGATTTAACATTTGATAGTGGCTCAAATTCCGAAAGTGGTAAATATGAAATTAAATTACCATTTGAAAATGTTATGTGGGAAAAAACAACAGGATATGATTTTATAACTGCTACTTTATGGAATAAAGATTTACAAACATATACACCTAAACCTATATTAATGTATAGAAATGAATTAACTTCAGTTGCAACACCTATTAAATTAACAACTCCAACTGGTTATAATTCAGCATCTAATTACATAAGATTTAATAATGATATTCCTTTAGGTTCAACTGATTTAGGATATGTGCATAGTATAAATTGGGGTGCTGAAGTTTCATCTTGGTATTTAACAATAGCACCAAATGGATTATATAGAAGGCACTATGAACAATACATAGCAAATCTTTATAATCAAAAGACAAGAGTTTTAAAAGTAAAAGCAAAATTAGAACCTAAAAATTTGACTGAATTAAAATTAAATGATAGGATTATAATTAGAGACAATAGATATATTATTAATTCTTTTACTTCTGATTTAACCAATGGTGAAACATCATTTGAATTAATAAATGATTATAGAAGTTTAGGTTTTGATAGTGTAGGGTATAGATTTGCAAACATTGAAATTTTAAATGTAGATAAAAATTCACAAAATGTTCAAATAGATATTTATTTAGGAATGTTTAAAGAGTTTACAATAAATTCTTTATCAGGTTTTATATCAACAATAAAAACTGGAACATATTATAATGATGAAAGTATGATTGTTACAATAGCTGCAAATGGAACTACTGCTGAAAGAACTGAAAATGTAAGTATAACTTTTACAGATTTTGAAAATAATGATTTAACAATAGAAATTCCAATAACACAAAACGCATAATGATAAAGTTAATACTTGAAATGCTACAATTAGATGAGCATTACGGACAATCAGAAACAATAGAAATAGCTAAAGGTAAATATGAATTACCAACAACTTGGTCAAGAACATTTAAACAAATAAAAAGAGAATGGAAAACAAAGAAATAAATTTAAAGATAAATAGTAACATTGATGATGTAACTAAAGAAATTAAATCTTTAAATAAAAATTTAGATAATACAACTGATGAAGTAAAAAAAGTTGGTAAAAGTACAAATGAAGTTGAAAAAAGTACAAAGACTTTAGCTGATGGTTTTAAAGGTGTAGGATTAGCAATTAAAGCTATGGGTATTGGTCTTGTGATTAGTGCTATGGGTACTTTAAAAGAAGTATTTATGAGCAATCAAAAAGTTGCTGATGCAGTTGCTACTGGTTTTGGAACTGTTGTAAATGTATTTACTAAAGTTGTTGATGTAGTTGTTTCTGTTGTTGAAAAGGTAAATAAATCGAGTGATGGATTTAAAGGATTATCAGCAGTAATATCTGGTTTAATTACATTATCATTAACACCATTAAAATTAGGTTTTTATGCAATTTCTTTAGCTATTGATGAAGCAAGACTTGCTTGGGAAGAAAGTTTCTTTGGTGATGGTGACCCTAAAAAAATAAAAGAATTAAATCAAAGAATAGCTGGAACAAAAGATAATATAGTTGAGGTTGGTAAAAACGCATTAGAAGCTGGAAAAAAAGTTGCAACTAATATTGGTACAGCTATTAGTGAAGTAGGTAAAGTAGTTGAAGGAACTATTGATGGTGTTTCTAAAATATCTGTTTCTGCTGCTTATGAACAAGCAAAGGCAAATACACAATTACAAAACGCAGCAAAATTAGCAGAAGCAAATCAAGCAAGGTTAGTTGAGCAATATGATAGACAAGCAGAAAAGTTAAGGCAAGTTAGGGATGAAGAAAGAAATAGTGTTGCTGATAGAATAAAAGCTAATAATGATTTAAAAGATGTTTTAGATAAACAACAAAAAGCTATGTTGGCTCAAGCAGATGCTCAAATAGCTGCTGCAAAAGCTACATCACAACAAAATAATAGTATAGAAAATCAAGTTGCTTTAACAAATGCTTTAGCAAATAGGGAAGGTGTATTAGCACAAATTGAGGGTTTAAGGTCAGAACAAAAAGCAAATGATAAAACACTTAATAAAGAACTTTTAGATTTAACAAAAAGCAAACAAGAAGCAGAAACACAATTAGCAATAGACCAAAAACAATTTGATGCTGAAAGATTAAAAGATGAAGAAGCGGTTTTATTAGCTAAAAAAGCAGCATTAGAATTTGCACAAACAAAAGAATTAGAAAGATTACAAAATGTAATTAAAACAACTAAAGAAGGTACACAAGCAAGAATAGATGCTGAAAATGAATATGCATCTAAAAAGCAAGAAATAGAAAATCAAATTACAACTGCACAAGATGAAATAGATACATATAGATTTGAAAAGAAATTAGAAAAGGAACAATTAATTATTGAAAATGATGCTTTAAGTTTTGAAACAAAATTAGAGGCATTAACAGAACAAGAAAGATTAATTACTGAAGCTACTAATATATCAGAAGAAGAAAGAACAGCTTTATTAAAGGCAAATGCTGATGCAAGAACAGAAATAGCAAAAAAAGAAGCAGAAGCAAAATTAAAATTATTAGATGTAGTTTCTGCTGGTTTATCTTTAGCTTCAAGTGAATTAGGAGAAAGTACTGCTGCTGGTAAGGTTGCTGCTGTTGCTGCTGCAACTATTTCAACATACACTGCTATTGCTGGACAATTAGCTGCCTTTTCTAAAATTCCTGTGCCTGGATATGCTATTGCACAAGCAGCGTTAACTGGTGCAATGGGATTATTACAAGTTAAAAAAATATTAGCAGTTAAAACTCCTAAAGGTGGCGGTGGTGGTTCAACTCCAAGTTTGGGTGGTGCTGGTGGTGGTGCTGCTGCTCCGCCACAATTTAATGTAGTTGGTCAAGGTGGTGCAAATCAAATAGCAGAAAGTATGAATAGACAAGGACAATCACCAATACAAGCTTATGTAGTTGCACAAAACGTAACAACAGCACAATCATTAAATAGAAACATAGTTAGTAATGCAAGTTTAGGTTAATGTTGCTTAAAAGTATCATTAACTAATAAAAACAGACTTAATGATACTTATTTAAAACAAAATATAAATAATTTAATTTTTAAAAAAAAGTATAATGAAAAAGTTAGAAACTATTTATTTAGATATAGATGAAGAAAATATTCAAGATGGAATTGATGCTATTAGTTTAGTTAAATTTCCAGCCATTGAAGAAAATTGGGTTGCATTAAATGAACACAAAGTAGAATTAAAAACTATTGATGAAGATAAAAGAATAGTTATTGGTTTAGCTTTAATACCTGAAAAAGATATTTACAGAAGAAATGGTGATTATGAATATAACATTAGATTTTCAAAAGATACAGTTAGAAAAGCATCTGAATTATATTTAAAGAAACTTAAAATACATAATTCAACATTAGAACACGACAAAAAAACTGAAGGTGTTTATACAATAGAAAGTTGGATAGTTGAAGATGTTAAACGTGATAAATCTGCAATATACAATTTAAACGCTGTTGAAGGTGCTTGGGTTGTAGTTCAAAGAATAGACAATGAAGAAGTTTGGGCAGATGTTAAAAATGGTTTATATCAAGGTTATAGCATAGAAGGGTATTTCAGTGAAAAAGCAGAATTAAATCTACAAGAAAGTAAAGATTTAGAATTGATTGAAAAAATAAAACAAATATTAATTAATGTTTAACATATTTAAAATGGGAAAAAACAAGTACACAAGTCCAAAAGACGCTAAAAGAGGTTGTTTATGTGATGATAGCACATATTCATCAGAATGTTGTAAAGGTGAATTAATAAATCAAGGTATTGGTTCAACAGTTTCACAAGGTACTTCAACAGTAACAGTTGTTGATGGAGTTAGAACAATAGTTAGAGAAAACGGATAAACAATTTATAACAAATATAAATAGTATTAATTTTTAAATAAAAAATAGATGAACCCAGAGGTTAAAAAAATTGGAAATAAGTTATTTGACAAAGTAGAATTGGCAAGTCAAAAAGTAGAATTAGCTTTTGATTTTAGTACAATTATAAAACAAACAGATGATGCTTTAAAAGGAACATCTTCTGCTACTGATAAATTAAATAAAGCAGCAGCAACATTTATTGAAGCAAAAAAAGCATTTGATAGATATCAAAATGTACCAGCAACATATCAAAAAAATGTAGATGGTTATTATAAAGAATATAATAAAAAAGCACAAGAATTAGGAATAGATACTAAAACTACTCAATTTTATCAAGAATATTTAACTGTTGTTTCAAAAATAGGACAAATATCAGATAATGTTGGTCAAATGAAAACAGCTATTTCATCAGTTAAATAAATAAAAAAGTAAATATGAACGTAGTAAATCAAATTAAAGAACTTTTGGGTATGGAAGTAAAACTTGCTCAAATGAAACTAATGGATGGTGTTACTGTTATTGAAGCAGAAGCATTTGAACCAGAAATGGCAGTCTTTATTGTTAATGGTGAAGATAAAGTACCAATGCCAGTTGGAGAGTATATGCTTGAAGATGGTAATGTATTAAAAGTAGAAGTAGAAGGTATTATTACATCTATTGAAATGCCAGAAGAAGAAGCACCTGAAGTTGAAGTAGAAGTAGAAACTACTAAAAAAGAAGAAGAAATGGCAACTGAAGCAGCTACACCAAAAAGAGTA